GAGCGCCTGCATCCGATCGAGCAGGGTGATCAGCGCGGCCTCGACCGGTGTCAACACGGCGGGGTCGGGACACGGGCGCGTGACATCAGCCATGGGCCCCTCCGAACTTCCCGGCTTCGTCGCCCCAGACCGCCCAGCCCGGACGGTCGGTCCGGCTGAAGAGTTCGATGCGCCGTGCCTCCGGCATCAGATCCTCGCAGGCGCGGAACGCCTCGTCAGGTTTCCGGCTGTGCTCCCGCGCAGTGGCCTCGATCGTGATCATCGGGTTCGGCCAGATGTCTTCCCGGAGCAGCTCTCCAACTTCTTCCGAAATCACCGCCGATCGCGTGGCGCGCGTGGTCTTCGGGCTGCCCCGGGTGCCGATCAGGAAGGGCTCGTTCGAGGATCGCAGGATGTAGCCGGTACCGAAGCTGACCTGACCGTGTGCCGTGCGCTTCAACCAGGTGCCGGCGGTCTTGAAGGTGAAGCCCCAGGCCGCGAGAACCTCGAACGCTTGCGGGAGCTGCGGGTTCACTGCCCAGAGCCAAAGAAGGCAGTCGGGTGCTGCCAGCGCTTCGACCGGCAGGGCCTTGATCTCTTCGAGAGGCATGGTCCGGTACTGCGCCTCAGGCGCCTTGGCATAGCCTTTCTCCGAGCGCATCTCGTAGGCCCAGGGGGGATCGGCCATGATCAGGCCGAAGCCCCCCGCGGGCCGGATCGAGATCAGGGGGTGAAGGTTCACTCCCCGTCCTCCTCGTCGCGGACGCGACGGCGGCGCATGGCGCGACCGCGCACCGGTGTGGACTTGACCGGGACACAGCTGACGAGCCGATCCTCGATCAGGATGTATCGGATGCCTTCCGAAACGGTCGCAACGGCGCCCGCCTCGACGGCGGCGTCAACCTTGTGGCCGAGTTCCCTTCGAATCGCCTCGACGTCGACGCCCAGCACCCGCTCGAGATGGCGCAGGACCGCATGATCGGTGACATGGGCCAGGGGCTTCTTCATGACAGCTCCACTCCGGCGCGGCGCGCCATGCTCTTCAGGGCCTCAAGGATCGTGGCGATCTGGCGCGCATCGCGCATCTGGTCGATGTCGATCGGTGCCGCGCCCCAGGCGTCGCCGAACCGCGCGCGGATGAAGGCGTTGAGACCCTTGGCTCCACCTTGGGTGACCGCTCCGGCCTTGTGCAGCTTTCCCCACAGCACATGCGCGAACCGGGTGTCGGCCCGCTTCGCCGCCGGTCGCTTCGCCCGGGTCTGGCCGGCATGGGGCTGGAAGCCTCGCTCCTTCAGGGCGCGGACCAGCTTCTGCAGATCCGCGTCATCCATGTCGGTCATGCTGGCCTTGCCGGTAACCAGCAGCTGCAGGTCGCGCCGGGTCTCGCCGTCGAGCCCGAGCTCGCGGCATCCGACATGGACGAGGGTGGCAAGGGCACGGGTCATGCCGCGACCGCCATTTCCGTTTCGGGCGGGCGGGCCCATTCGATCAGCACGCCGCGGAAACCGATCGTGACCGCCTCGGGATGGTGGGTGCGCCAGAAGGCGGACATCTCGTCGGAGTCGAGAAAGCCATCGCGCAGCGCGAAGGCGTCAAGGTCGCGGACCCTGACACCTTCTGTGAAGGCGCGGACGATCGCCCCGTCGGCGAAGTGGATCTTGACCTGCATCGCCGCAAGGCACACCACGTCGGGCAGGATCTTCAGGCAATGGGCGGTGCGCATGCCGGAGTAGAGTTGCAGAAGCTCTCCCGGGCGGGCGTGGCGACGCGCGCCCTGGGCGCGGATGGTCTGGGTTTTGATGCCCTGGCGGATCGGCTCGATGAAGCGTGGATTGAAGCTGTAGGCGACCATCGGAAACTCCTTCGTGTCGGTGCCCCCGGCCGCTTCGGGTCGGGGGCAGTTGGCGAGGGATGCTGCGGGAGGAAGGCTCAGCCTCTGGTCGTGGCCGGCTTGAAGCTCAACACCGTCCGCGCCGCGATCTCGACCGGCAGACCGGTCTGGGGGTTCCGGCCGGTGCGCGCAGCGCGGGTTTTCATGGCAAAGGTGCCGAAGCCCCGGATCGTCACTTTCTCGCCGGTCGCCACGGCGTTGGTGATCAGCGCAAGAACGCTGTCGATCATGGTCTCTGCCACCGCCCTGGAAATGTACTTCTGGGCAGCGAGGGACGCGATCAGGTCTCCCTTGGATACGGTCATGTCAGGTCTTCCTTGTGATGTTCGCGCCAGTTGCGCGGGGTGAACCCGGCGGGCGGCCCGCCGGGAATGGGCTCAAGCCTTCGCCAGATCGATGCTGACAGCCTGCCAGGGGCCGTCGAAGGTCTCGCGGCGGTAGCAGCGGACATAGGTCTTCGACCCGACCACCCGCATCGCGTCGCGGATCGCCTTCATCGCCCGCTGCCAGCGGGCATCCTCGATCTCCAGCCGCAGGAGCATGAAGATCTCCGACCGGTTGATCTGGCCTTCCTTGTCGGTGTTGAAGGCGCGCGTGACGATCGCGCGGATCTCGTCGCGGGCACCCTCGGACCATTCGTTCAGGCACTCATCGACCAGGGCCTTGGCGATCTGCAGCTCGGGACCGAAGACGATGTTGTCGGCGACCTGCACGGTGACCTTGAAGAGCCCGTCGAAGGACATCAGGGTCTTGTTGCCCTTTTCGCCGCCGACCTTGGCGTCATACTCCTGGGCGAGCAGCGCTTCGAAGCCGCCGATGTCCTCGAATGTGTGCTCCTTGAACCGCGCCACCTGGTCGGAAAGCGCGATGGCGTAGCCCATGATCTTGCGGACGACCTCATCCTCGAGCTTGTGCTGGGGCTTCACCAACTCGGCCGGGACGAGGCCGCCCTTCGCATCATGCATGTGCAGAAGCCCGTTCACGTAAACCTGCCCGCTGCGGATCGGCGAGGGGCTGAACTCACTGGCCATCTTCGGCCTCCTTTCGATGAGTGAAAATCAACTGCTCGGGCGGTGTTTCGCCCGGAGGGGTGGCGATCAGGCCGAAGGCGATCAGCGCGCCGGTCATGGCGGCGATGTCGTCGACCGAAAGGGTGGTCATGCCACGGACGTCGTCGCGGATCGCCCGCCCGATCGCGCGCGATGCCTGTTCGAACATCTCGCGCGGGGTCCAGGCGGCGGCGTCACCGATGCGGCGAGGGTCAGACATAGGACCACTCCAGCTGTTCCAGAAACCCCAGCGCCACCCGTCTCGCCTCGCCGTCGGTCAGTTCCTTGTCCCGCAGGATCGATAGCGCGGCGGGCAGCATCCAGGGCGCGGCCGCACTCTTCCCCTCGGTGGGTGCCCTGAGGCGAATCTCGGCGACGAGCCTATGGATCCGCTCGGCATAGACGGCGTCCTGCGCCATGATCTGCTCGATCTTGGCCACCCCCGCCGCAACTGTCGCCATGTCGCGGCCGCCGAGCCAGCGGCCGATCTGGGACAGGGACATGACCGTGACCTGCCGCAGGACATACATCAGCTCGTGGCGCTGCAGGGTGATGCGGGCGGTCTTGCTCTCTCCCCTGAGGCCATCGATGTCCGCGCCCTCGATTGCCGCGAAGGTCCGGATGATTGCGGCGGCCGATGCATAGGCAACGGGCGGCGAAGCCATCACGGCGGGGTCGGGCCCGGCGCTCATTCGCTCGGTTCCTTCATGAAGGTGGGGCAGGAGCGGCAGGCGCGGAACATGCGCGTGCGCAGCGGATTTCCCGCCGCGAACTCGCGGGCTTTCTCGCGCCAGTCCTGGCACTGGTGGGTGGGCAGCTCGCCAAGCGCCGGGCAGAGGACCCGGCCGTTCAGGAAGACCCCCCTGACCCTCTCCTCTATCCTTGCGGTATCGGCCGCGTATTTCGCCCGCAGAACCTGGCTGATCACGGCAGGCGACCGGTCGATCTGACGGGCGACAGCGCTCTGGCTCGTGCGCTGGCAGGCGAGGGCCAGCGCACGCACCCAATCGGGCAGCGGGGTTCCCCAGGCGGCTTCGGTAGCGGCGATCAGGTCGGCGCTCATTGGCCACCCCCGATCACGATGACCTGTTCGGTATTGTCATCGACGACGGCGCGCACCCGTTTTTCCCTCGGCGGGCGGGGGCCGGTGTTGCGGGCGAGACGATAGATCGCCTCGGACTTTCCGGGGACGGCCTTGCGTGCCACCGAAAGGAAGCCGGCGGCCATCAGGGCGCGGCAGTAGGCCTGCGCGCCCTCCAGCGTGACCTCGGTCATCTCGGTCGATGCCTGGGCGGCAAGATCGCGCGGGGTAAAGCTCTTCAGAAGTCGCATGCCGATCCACATGCACTGCTCCGGGCTGCGCCTGGCCGGCGCCGGTCGGACACGGGCATCGTCGCGGACCTTGTAGATGGTCCGGACCCGGTGGCCCGATTTCAGGACTTCGAGCTTGCCCGCCTTGTTCCAGCCGCGCACCATCTTGCGCGCCCAGTCCTCGCTCAGGTTCATGTGAATGGCGATCTCGGCGTGACCGAAGGAGCTTTGGGTCATTGCGAAGGCAAAGGCCGCGTCCTCGGTCGCACTGGCGTTCTCACGGGTGATGTTCATGCTGCCCTCCCGCGGCGCGCCAGCGCCGGCGCGTCCATGTTGCGCCGCAGGACAGGCGGCTCACCCGTGTGGAAGGCGGTCTTGCCCCAATCCGCCAGGGTGACCCTCTGCAGGCCCCGGACGGCTGCGTGTTCGGCGATGGCGGCGAGGTTGGTCGAGATGTAGCGCATGGATGCGCGCGACGCGGTCAGCACCGCCTCCTGCAGCTCGGCCGTGATCTCGACGCGGGGCGCGTAGATCCGCGCCAGGTGCCGCACATCGTCGATGGTCGCGGGCTCGGCCCGCACCCAGGCCAGCATCCGGCCATGGACCCTCTCCCAGCGCGTGAGCTTCTGCGGCAGCATCTCCTCGCCCATCAGGATGACCGGGGCGCCCGACTTGTCATGCAGATGCCGGATTGTCTCGATCATCCGGTCGGTCAGGATCTGGTCCGCCTCGTCGATGATCAGCGGCCGGTTGGTGACGGCGAGCTCCTGCGCGGCCTGATCGAACAGATCCGTCACCAGGCGCTTCGGCTTCAGCCCCAGTTCAATGACGATCATCCCGAGGAGCTTCTTGATTCCGCCGAGCGGCACGGCCTCGACGTGGACCGCGTCCAGCGTGTTGGTGCAATAGATGCCGGCCGTGGTCTTGCCGTATCCGGCCTGCCCGTAGTAGCAGCCCATGCCGGGCAGGCCGTGGGCGCGGTTCACAGTTCGGTCGATCAGCGCGCCGAGCCGCGCCACATTGGCGAGCGGTGCCACCGTGTTGTAGAGCGTCGTTTCTTCTGTCATCCTCGTCTCCTCTGCTCGTTACCGCCGCCGTGGGGCCTGCCCGCCCCCGGCGGCTTTCCTCATCCGAAAATCGCGTCCCCGAAATCGTCCCAGAGCCGACGCTCGGAGCGGTATTCGGAGGTGTTCTGGAAGACCGAGAGCCAGCGCTCCTGGTCGCGGGTGATCGGCTCGCCCGCCTGCATCCGCCGCTCCAGGTCGAGCGCCCGGCGGAAACGGTCGCGCGCCGTCTCCTCCTGGCGGACGGCGGGGGCCCTGCCCGCGCGGCGGGCGTCCAGGTCGGCGACGATGCCGTTCTGGATACGGTCCAGCACGTCCGGATCGATCGGGGGCGACCCGCTCGGCCGCGCGGCGGGCTCGTGCGCGGACT